CGGGTAATCTCATCATTTGGTTCAAATAAATATCCTTTCGCTGCTGAATCAACCATTAGGCGAATATAAGCAACTAAGCGTGATACATTTATTCTATCCAACGCTGAACCAGAGACAGTGGTTTTATTACCAAAGTTTACCAATCCTGTGCCAGGAATAAATGTTAATGGGTTTACATTATTTTCATATAATGTATCTCTGACACCTTGACGAATTGATGTTTGACGGAATTCACCCTCACCTGCATCAATGTACCCCAGTGCAGAAACATTATCAATTCCACCACGTCTTGCACCAGCGGGTGCTAACCAAGGATATGACATATCATCACTATGAATCATAGTTCTTAACATCATATAACTAGGAGGTACTATGATTTCAGCACCAGATAAGTCACTTGCTTTGCCACTTGGATAGAATACAGCCAAATATTCATCATTTGCCGGTAAACCATCGCCAGTTGGTGTTCCTAAGCCACTATTATTAGTAGCCCATGTAATTAAATCTGAACCAGTTGCTGGTAATCTCATAGGAGAATCACCAACAACAAATGCTGTGTTATTTCGTTCATTATTCAACGCAACCATATTAGGAATTAGTTCTGGATATCCAGGACATGCCATAAGATTAAATCTTCGTTCATCTTCCCTGATATCAGTATTAGAATCAATCCCCGCCTTTAGTGCTTGAATAACAATAGCACGCTGTGCTAAACGACCCATAAATGGACTACCATCATCCTTTAATCCACTAGCAGTAACCCATGCATTTTTTTCAGTTGGCATTGCACCTTCAAAATCAGCAGAGTTAAAGTAATTCAACTTAAATGATTTAACATTATATCCACTTCTACGGGTATTAAATAATAATGTTCCAGTTGGGTATAAATTCTCATCTGGTGCATCTAAATCAAGATAGTCACTTGTTAATAAACTCGCAATTGTTGGAATATCATCACTAATTGGATCAGTATTGCTATTCCCAGCCCATCGTGCATCAGCAAATACGATACCATTCTCGGTTGATTGATCGGCTGTATCAATGGATACCCACTGGTCTACACCCTCAACTGATTGCCAACGATTAATCATTGGGTAATTTTCCAAATCACTAGTATCTAGCCAAAGATCACCATAGACCAATGCAGTATCATCTGATTGTGTTGTCGGTGCAGAAGCCCCAACTAATGGACCAGCAGGGTCAGTTGCAGTTAAATCAAAACCACGAACATCATTGGATACATTTTGATATCCTTTCCATCCAGTGCCATCATGAATCATCATATCAACTTCATCAACTGAACTATAATACCATTTTGTGCCTTCAATTGGGTCTTGTCCTGGCTGAACATTGCCAGCACTATACGGGCTAGTTGTGCTTGTTGCCAATACTTCCCAATTACTCAATACAACATCACTATCATTTCCTGTTCTTACATTATCAACAGAATCTTGGAAGCCAGCATCAGCTACTGGATTACCAGAAGTGTCTTTCAACACAATCACACCACCCTGTGTATGTGTAATTTTAATAGCACCCGAATCCAATACGGCTATTGATACATTTGTAACACCAGCACCCAATATATCAGTGGCAAATGTTTGTGCTGTTGTTCCTGTCATAGTGACGGCAACTGCACTAGTTAATGCAACCTCATTGTTTGTACTTGCTTGAATTGTAAATGTTTCGCCAATTGTAAATGACGGGGAAGTCTGGTTTCCTGTAATCTCGGTTGCACCTGATGATGTTCTGCGGTAAACTTTTAATTTAGCTGTATCATCTTCTTCTGAATCAAACATTGCATATGTAGTTCCTGATGCAATCGTGCTTCCGCCCGCCGATGGGTCTAATTCTTTATTCGCAGTCTGATCATTCTCATAAATTGGACATGATTGACCAACAAAACTTGCGACCGCTGCGCTATACTGTTTAAGTGAAATATTAGCACCTAAATTAACAGCCGTCGTCTTTTGCCACAATGACCCAGTAGGTCTTGGGATAGCATCAGTTGATCTCCACGTTGGATTCTGTGTATGTGTACTCTGTTGCAGTGATGGTGCATAATATGTAGCTGGTACTATACCCAAATCAGCCAATGTGGTAGGCGTAACTTCTGCCAGTATAGCAGCGGCATCGGTAGCAGTAGAATCAATATAAATTTCCAATCTATTACTCACAGCAGCTGCTGTCACACCAGTAACCGCTACTGTATTAATCGCAGATGCAATATTAGCCACGGTTGGTGCTACTGGTAATGTCACATTGGTTCCGTTAATGGAGAAGACATCCGCCGATGTTAGGTTTGCTGGGTTTGCATCACTAGTTACCGAAGAAAGACTATTTTGCCATTCATTCGTTCCAACTAGCATCCATTCGTTGCTACGATTTTTGTAAAAAAGCGGTGTATTTGCATTCGTCGCATTAATCGCATAATCACCAATTGCACCAATGCTTGCCAGTGGGTAGCTAGTAGCTACATCAATGTCACTTGCATTAGTGATAACCGTTGGTCCCTTGTTAGCAAAAGCAGCAGTGGTTTGATTCCATTCGAATAGGCCCCATTCGGTTTCTGCTGTATCTAGCCAATATGTGCCATTATCTGGATTTCCAGCAGGACGTGTTAACGAAGCAGATAGTTCTGCTAAATCAATATCTACGCGTTGCACATATGCACGGTTGCTGATACCTAATGTAGAATATGCAGTCATTAATCCATACTCATTTAATTCATAACCATGTAGCGATGTGCCACCTGATGTTTTGTAGAAGAACGGATTGCCAAATGTATTGACTAGTTCGCGCTGACTTGCAACTAGATATGTATCATTTGTGGTTGATGCTAATGTACCTGGGGCTACAGCAGTGCCTGCCCCATTTACTTTATTCTGTGCAGTAGCAATCAAGATATAAGGCACAGTCGCAGCTGATGCTGATGGATATGCACTTTCATCTACTATTGAGACGGAGACTCCTGGGGAAACTAAAATAGCCATGGTTAAAAATTCCTTTAATATAATATGTTTATAGTTATTTATTAGATTATGGTGATTTTTGCACTTTTAAAAACCCTTTTAAAGGGTTGCCATAAATACTTGATTATGAAAGATAAAAGACCATTGTGTAACAGGTGTCAGCAACGACCATGCGCTATAAACTATTACGATAATGATGGGAACGTACATTACCGAACTAAATGTGACCCTTGTGCTACAAAAAAGAAACCCTCATTGAATCCCAAATGGAGGAAATCAGGTTATAGGAAGAAAAAAGTATGTGATAAGTGTGGGTTCAGATCAGTACACAATGAACAAATTGTTGTATTTCACATAGATGGCAATCTAAATAATACTGTAATTAGTAATTTAAGGTCAGTATGCCTTAATTGTATAATAGAAGTGCAGAAAGAAGATTCACTTTGGCGACAAGGGGATCTAATTGCGGATTTCTGATAATGACCTGCCTATTTGAACATTTTTATCCAATAACCCATGTCAATGGCTGTGATCCATCAACATAATTTCTCAAATCTTCTATCAATTGTGTCATTTCAGCCTGTGCTTCTGATTTTAGCTGTGACCCATTAAGACTAGTTCCACCCTGTGGACCGGCAATACTTGCGAACTTTTCACGAACTTCACCTAATATTTGTTTAGAAGCTGCATATGTATAATCCTTTAACCACTGACTTGTCATACTGTCTTGTAATAATGTAGTCTCTGGTTTATGATTATATGTCCATAACAAAATAACTTCACCCGATCCCTTGGGACTTCTGATCAATTGCAACTCCTTTGTAACAGCATTGAATGTATAATTCAGATATGCACCAAACATTCTTGCTGCTGTCTCGACATACCCAGTATATAACTCATATGTTGCCAATCCACCAGAATAAGTGAAATTCAATAGATATACATTCAATGTTGCTGAACTAAACGGATCAAAACTAGTACTAGATGGTCCCATATTACTACCCATTGTTCTGCGATATATTTGCCTAACATGTGTAATCTCATCTGGCAATGTATAAACACTTTGGTTATTCTGTAATTCTACCCATGCATAACTCTCTTCAGTTGATGCTTGTGCTCGCTGTCTATACATTCCCAATGCGTGTTCATATGCAGTGGCATAGTGATCCTGCGTCATTTCAACATCGACTATTCCTGCACCCAATCGCATTGCAGCATAATCATACACACCTTGTTTTAATTCTGTTAGAGTTGCCATTTATATTCCTATTATTCTAATTATTTATGCTATCTTGCTAACAGAATGTGGTATTCATTGTGGTCATCTGCCGTATCGTTGATCAATGACAAAAACCCATTGATGGTGATTCGTATGTTATTAGCTGATAAAAATGTCATTATTTTATTCAACTCCCCATCAACTATTGCGGAGAAATGGTTGGTATTATGGGTTATATATTGCGAAACTATCTCTTTATTATCATCTAAATTACTGGCAAATTCTGCGATATTTTCAACTATAACTTCCAGCCTTTTATATGGATCGCGGAATACATTGTCATCTGTCATCGCTTGATAATTCGGATGTTGCATAAACTCATCAAATACTTTAAACCCTAACTTTTCCAAATACAGGTTGGTATTTGGCATACCTACCATTACAAAGGGATGATTATTCACTATTGTTTTCCATGTCTTCTCTGTAATAAACGGGAATGCATCATTATCACCTCCTACTCTGCTAGTACTAAAATATGATTCAGATACCACACTATATTTTGTATCACTAAATAACTGCAAATCATACGGAAATCCAGAATAAAATGTATGCCCTTCTGGGCCAGTTATAACATCAATCGTGTCTTCTGCTGATCCATTGGTGTCTTCAACAAACTGACCAAATAGATCATCGCTGTATAATAACCCATGTTCTTGCGTCATATCCTCTACAATATCATTACATTCTTTTTTTATTTTCTCGGTTTTAATAAACGATGACCACACAAAATCAGACATCAGAACCTTGCGTTGGTATAAACTATACAATAACCCCACCCTATGTATTTTGTTGGTTTTTCCAGTTAAAAACAGACCTTTTTTTGATTCGTGATTCCAACTTCGATTTATTTCTTGATTCCTGTATTTTTGAGTATACCAATATGTCCTTAATAAAAAATAATTTATGAAGACCACATTTGGAATATTATTAAATTTATGACTATAATCAGCATTTATTAAAAATGTAAAGTGTATGCCATTATTAGATAAAATATCAACTATTTGATTTATTTTAGTTTCAAAATTCTCAGGGAGATATTCCCAAAATAACGTTCCTATAATATGAATATTTTCTTTATGTGGTACCCAGCTAGACACTGGTTGACAGGCATTAACTGCATCTTTAATTTTATAGAAAAAGTATTTAATAATCTGATCTGGTATAGGTTTAGAAAAATCACTCCAATCCCAAAATAATATTTCTTCTAATGGACACAATAACGTCGCCTTTTGTGCATCAACCATTAATGCACCCTTAATATGATTAGATGTTCATTAAATCTACCGGTTAGTTTGATATCTACCGTTTCAATGCCAGTAAATATCTTTCTTGCATTAGCCTTATTCACTTGTATTATCTGTTTAAGCTGATCTGCTGGCTTTCGTAAAGTCTTACCAGCTGATTTGGCTTCACTGAACCCAGCAATCGTGTTGTTTTTTACTCCCAATCCACCAGATTGGGAATCTGCCACATAATAATGCAATTTTCTTTTTTTAGAATCATACACATACATCTCTATTGCACCTAGTATCTTAATTGGCTTTATGCTTTTAAGATTAAAATCAGGAAATTCTTTCATATATTTCAACTTAGACACCAACTGCTCTGCTGAGATTGGTTTTTTCTTCGGTGTTACCCTTGTTGATTTCTTGTATACCACATAACTATGTAAATCTTCAATCACTAACCCACAAAACTTAATAAGTCTGCGAAGTTTTGCTTTTCCGATATGATCGTATGATTCATTGATATATGCATCAGTGCCATCATATGCTAATGTTAGTTCGCTAATCTTATCTTCCCATGCTTCAATCAATAACGGCACATGTTGGGGCAACATAGTGGATGCTTTCAGAATATGTATAGGCATAAATGCATGATTTGATGGTGCCTCCTGAATGTAATAATCATCATACATCCCTTCAAGCTCACCACCAATCTCCATTGCCTTTTCTTTCATTATTTCCTGAACATTTGGCTTTTCTTTCTTGGGTTCATTGGTATCATTCGGTGACGTAATTGCCAATGCCTTTAGACGATCAATTTCACTCTCTATGGTGTTGATATCTATGTCATTCGGTTGGAATCCTTTGATAATCATATTAGCCAACCACCCAATGGTAGTGTGATACTTGCTATCTGATACCTTATTGATAATATTAGCATCATCTGTTCTTCCATTTTTAGTTAAAAAAGATAATAGCATTGATTTGGCATCTTTATGATTATGAAAATAATTATACCAATTGAATGCACCCATCATCACCGTTCTGCGTTCGATATCATTAATTGGGTGATCCCATATCGGTTCTGATCCCATGTACCGTTCATCTATTGTCTTTCTTCTTCCCACTTATATGTCTCTCCGCTTCGTTGTTGATATCTTAATATTGTAGTTCACCTATTTAATGCTGTCAATCGTTTTATAGACGACACAGCATCAAAAACCAACTAAATACATTAAATATGTTTTTAAAGGATTAAATATGAGTACATATTATGTACCTACCACACAAAGTTCAGGTGAAAATCACCTTTCCATGTATAAAGAATCACGCAAGGATGATTATTTCTATTTAGACAATGTAATCAGCGAACAATACACGGTTGGTGGTTTAGATATTTATATACACAAATATCTGGGGCCAATGACAAAGGGAGAGGATTCACAAGATGCTGATTATGATGCTACTCAGCCAGGAAGAGATACAACCGATCCGTTATTCATTGAGGATTTATTCTTACTAGAAAATCGTGACAGAGATTACGATGACACCATATATAAACTCCGTGGTGTATACAATGTACAAGATATAGATTTTGAAATGTCCCAATTTGGATTATTTTTACAAAATGATACTATTTTTATGACATTCCACTACAATGATATGATTTCATTGTTTAACCGAAAACTTATGTCTGGGGATGTTGTTGAAGTTCCAAATTTAAAAGATTATAATCCATTAGATTCCACATTACACAAAGCATTGCCAAAATTATACTCAATTCAGGATGCTTCATTTGCAAGTGAGGGGTTTACAGCCACATGGTCACCCCATTTATGGCGTGTTAAACTAACCCCATTAGTTGGATCACAAGAATACAAAGATGTGTTGGATAATGTGTATGAACTAACTGCTGATGACACAGACCACTTAGGAAGCACTGTTGATTACACATCAGATAACAATGATGGTGGTGATTCTACATTGGCTGATTTGATTACAGCATACAACAATGATATTGCCGTAAATGATGCTATTGTTACACAAGCAGAAGCAGAACTACCTGTTAGTGGGTATGATGTTAGTAAGTTCTATATTGCACCTGTTGGGTCTGATGGATCACCACAAGATGGCACAGGAATATCTGCTGATACTATTGCATTATTCACGGATTCATCTGTTATTAAAGCAGACAGAGGGAAGATGTCACCAGAATCAAATGGTTGGGTTGGTGGTTATTTAACTGGTAATAATATGCCACCGAATGGGCTACCAGTCACACCAGCTACTCAATTTCCACCAAATGCATTATCAGGTGATTATGTGTTGCGATTAGATTATTTCCCCAACCGCTTATTCAGATTTGATGGGAATCATTGGGTTAAAGTTGAAGATGGGGTAAGGACTGAATTAACTCCTGGTGAAGCAAATAATAGGACTATACGAAATAAATTTGTAAATAACAATGATACAATAAACACAAATGATCGTGGAGATATACCTTCACGCCAAGGATTAAGCGAGTTGTTAGAACCTCGCGCCGATAACTAGGATATATTATGGCAATACCATTTCATTACGATGAACAAATAAGACGGTTTTTATTGCAATTTACGAGAATGTTTAGCCATTTTTCGGTCGAATATGGCAGAACTTCGGATGGAAGTGATCCAGTTTACCAAACTGTACCTATTAGGTATGGTGATTCATCTAGACAAGCACAAACTATAATGCAACAAAACTCTGCCAATAAAGTGCCAGCTGCACCATTAATGTCTTTCTATGTAAATGCATTGGATTACGCAAGGGACAGAGTGCAAGAACCATATTTTACTGATAAGGTTCAGGTCAGACAACGCCAATATGATGCGACATCCGAAACATACAGCACAACACAAGGAAATGCATTCACAGTTGAACGCTTAATGCCAGTCCCATACAATTTAGGGCTTACATTGGATATATGGACTACTAACACAAACCAAAAATTACAAATACTAGAACAAATTCTTCCATACTATAATCCATCCATTGAAATACAAAGCACCGATAATTACTTAGATTGGACAAGTTTAAGTGTAGTTGAATTAAACTCAACCACGTGGACATCAAGAAGCATTCCAAGGGGTTCTGATGAACCAATTGATATTACATCACTTATGTTTACATTACCTATCTGGATTAGTCCACCGGCAAGAGTCACAAAAGGTGGGGTTATTCACAAGATTATAGCAAGTATCTACGATGATGATGGGAATCACATTGATGCTATCTCAAATGATGACCTTTTACTAGGTACTAGAATGAAGATTGCACCACATGGATATCAGTTGTTATTATTGGATAACCAATTACAAATACTAAAAGATAGTGCGATTGAAGATACAAAAAATAACTCATTTGACCCTATCCCAACACAAGATAGCAATATCTTATGGCATGCAGTAACAGATGAATATTTACCAGAACAGTTCGAAAGTGGGATTAGTCAAATTCGGTTAGAAAACACCATGACAGGTGATGAAATAGTTGGCACGGTATCATATCACCCAACCGATGATAGGTTTTTATTATACACCGTTGACACGGATACACTGCCACAGAATACATTATCTGCTGTTGATGCAGTAGTAAACCCATTGCATAGTGGTCCAGGTGTTGTAACTGGTAAAACAACATTTCCATTGGCAAACACAGGACAACGCTATTTACTAACAGAAAGCACTGGTCATTCTAGCAACACTGACAGCAATGATGTTGCACAAGCATGGAAAGGTACAGACGGGTCACAACTCATTGCCAATACCAGTGATATCATTGAATACGATGGTTCCACGTGGAACGTAATCTTTGATACTAGTGAAAATACCGAAGTGGTCACAGATGTCGAATATGTTACCAATGTGACTACAGGATTACAATACAAATGGACAGGGGTACAATGGTTACGATCATATGAAGGAATATATCGTGGTGGGGAATGGGCAATAATATTATAACAGCGTTGGGTGTGTGGTTTTTTACAGCAAAGACGAATAGATACTTGTATCTGCTTCGGAATGATGAAAAACACCCACAATCATGGGGATTACCTGGTGGCAAAGTAGACGAAAACGAAACATTGCTTGAAACAATAGAGCGTGAATGCACCGAAGAGATGGGTTTTATGCCAAAATACACAAAAATGGTTCCCATTGAGCATTTCACATCACCCAATAATCAATTCTGCTATCATACATTTTTTTGTTTAATAGATGATGAGTTTATTCCTAAGTTAAACCATGAACATACTGGTTATAGCTGGATAGACAGAGGCATTATACCCAATCCATTGCATCCCGGTTTATGGGCGACATTAAATATAGATGACATCTACGGCAAAATAAAAACTATTGAAAAACTATACGCAATTTAAGTGTCGGTGTACGATACATATTCAGGAATAGTCATTGATTTCATATTCAAATGATATTTGAATAACTCAGGCATACTGCTATTCTTATGCACAAAATAATACTGAACATCTGGATATGCTTTTATAACCTCATTCACTGATTGTATTATTTTTAGCTGTTCATTCCCATATTGATCAACTTCATCATACCCAAACAAGAAAATTTCTTTATGTTCATCAAAACAAGCTAACCACAATGCTATTGCATGCTGGGTTGATTTAAACCCGTGTGGTATTAGATAAAATTCACCTTCATTGTTTATACACAATTTTGGAGTAGTATAAACAATGGTGTCTTCTTGATAATTTTTTTCTTTTATTTCATTTAGCATATTCTGGTTAGTCGAAACCAAAAAATCACATTTTAATTCTCTAAATATATCATCAACCCCATACACCTGCATTGCATTCGATGCGAGCAACCCACCTTGATGATTTTCTAGTGTATTAAATTTAAAATTTTCAGTACTCGGGCCATGGGCGATGCATGTAGCACGCCCCATGTGCTTATTATTGATTGGGTTGTCTACCCATTCACGTTCTTGTTCTTTCTTCCCATCTTTAAAGATAGTATTAGTAATAACAAACTCGCCATCATAGTCGCTTCGGTATCGTGCTGGAATCATCGTAATCCTATTATTATCTCAATTACACCATCCTCTGGTGTGGTTTTATTCTCCAATGACTTGCCAATAATTGTGCCCATCCGCGGATCACTGTCATCATCTTTCCAGGATTCAGCAAACCCCGGTACTCCACTTGCCACTATTAAATCACCAATCTCAATAGTACCCGTTACATTGCATGGAACACGTCCAATCAATGCCACGGTAACATGCTGTCCATCTAACTCATCGTTCATAGTGAACGCTGGATTCGTTGAAACTACCCCAGCCACTTTTCTGCTGGCATATTCAGTGCATCGCGTCACTTCGCACTGTCCACCCAACATCACAACTGTTCCAGGGGCATATTCTTCATCACTCGTATAATTTTCTGCAATATCGGCATATTGCGCAGATAAAGCTGTTCCAGAAAACAACCCAGCATGCATTGTCTCAGTGCCTACAGACCATCTATCGTTGGTTTCATCCCACACGAACGCGACACTGTCTAAATTTCCACGGTTGATTTCAAACCCAGCATCTTCGGTTGGGGCTGAATTATTTGGATAATTGCTGTTAAGTCTCATAATATTATCAGCTAAATTAATAGTTTCCGTATTAATTGTAGTTGTAGCACCGCTCACCGTTAGGTTGCCAGTTACTGTTAAGCTACTAAATGTTGGACTACTTGATGTTGATACAGATTGCCCCACCGAAATGATTGGGGTTGCACCTTCCCCAGTATTATTTGTTATAGTAACACCACTGCCAGCTACTAACTTCTTAACATAATCCCCAGTAGTGCCAGTACCTAATACAACAGCATCCATTGATGTAGCAATACTAACATTACCCAAGTTAGTCATGGTAGCAGAACCAGTTACATCACCGGTCAATGTAATTGATGGATCATTTACATTAAAGTTTAATTTCCCCTGACCAGATGAATTATCGATATATGTCACCGTAATTCCACTTTCAGTGTTATCTGATACCATATCACCGATCACATCCTCTACTTCTTCAGCGAAGTTTGTTATATCAGTGGTCGCATGCGAATGCGACGATGGGGCACCGGTTGAAGATGCTGAATCAACATATGCCTTAGTAGCAGCATGCATATTAGATGTCGGTGCAGCATTTAATGATAATGCACCAGTCATAGTATCACCTGTTTTCGCAACATAATCAGTATGAGTATGGGCGGCTGGTGCAGCATCCATTGATGTGGCAATGCTAACATTGCCTAAGTTAGTCATAGTAGCAGAACCAGTCACATCACCAGTCAATGTAATTGATGGATCACTTACATTAAAGTTTAATTTCCCGGCACTGTCATCATATGTTACCGCAATTCCACTTTCCGCATTGGATGACACCATGCCACCAACAATATCTTGTACTGCCTCATCATCTAATAGGTTGGAGTTAGAATCAACATATTGCTTAGTGGCCGCATGCATATTAGCTGTTGGGGCTGCATTCAATGTCAATGCACCAGTCATCACATCACCTGTCTTCAGCACATTCAAACTTGCACTACCTGTTAAGCTAGCCGTGATTATGCCCGCTGTGAAGTTGCCTGATGCATCACGTGACACAATCGTGCCAGCAGTATTTGCACTAGTTGCATCCGACGTTATCGTGTACGCTGTTGCATCTGATGCTGATATTTGCGTAATGCTTAATCCAGTGCCACTACCCACAATAGTACTTGCATATTGCCCTGTTGTATTCTCACCCAATGCCACTGCATCGTTTGCTATCTGTGCAGTTAATGTAACATTTCCTAAATCAGTTATCGTAGCTGTGCCTGATAAATCACCACCTAATGTAATC